GCGTGCCGAAACCACAACGGCAATTGAATCATGACCGGCGACCGCGCAGTAGCTATTGGCTTCACCATCATTTTTTTATTGATCGTTACGGGGGTACTAGCATGAGCGTCTACACAAAACTGATGCAGGCACGGCTGTTTCTGCAAGCCACAAAGCTGAACAAATCGGGCGAAAACAAGTTTGCCGGTTACAAGTATTTCGAGCTGGGCGACTTCCTACCCACGGTGCAAGAAATCTTTCACAACCTCAAGCTGTGCGGAGTAGTCAGCTACACCGCCGACATTGCTCGCCTGACTATCATTGACACCGAGGACGGATCGCAGCTTGAAATCACCTCGCCTATGGGGTCAGCCGCCCTCAAGGGATGCCACGAAGTCCAAAATATCGGGGCAGTCGAAACTTATCAGCGCCGCTATCTGTGGGTCACGGCGATGGAGATTGTCGAGCATGACGTGCTGGACGCGACTAACGGCAAAGACACCCCTCAGAAACGCTTAGAAACGCTTGAGACGCATTTGCACGCTATCGCCACATCTCAAGCTGCGGATGCGCTGAAAACCGCCTACACGCTTGCCTACAAGGAAGCCAAAGAAGTCGGCGACACGGACGCAATGGCAAAAATTGTTGCTGCTAAGAACACGCGCAAAACGCATTTGGAGGAAGCATGAAAGTTTTGTCAATGCCGCAGGGTAGTCCCGAATGGCTCGCCGCCCGCGCCGGTAAAGTCACAGCCAGCCGGATCAGCGATGTTATGGCGGCTAAGACCACAGCCGCTTACCGGGACTATCGGGCGCAGATTGTGGCTGAGATTCTGACGGGTCAACCGCAGGAATCCGGCTTTACCAATGCTGCAATGCAATGGGGAACGGAGCAAGAAAAGTTTGCCCGCGCCGAGTACGAACTGGCGTGCGATTGGACTGTGGACGAAATCGGAATCGTGCTGCATCCAACAATTGAGCGCGGCGCAGCTTCACCTGATGGACTGGTATCTACCAATGGTCTAGTGGAAATCAAGTGCCCTAAGACGGCTACGCATCTGCAAACGTTGATCGACAAAAAACAGCCTAGACAGTATGAAAATCAGATGCTGTGGCAAATGGCTTGCACAGGTCGGGAATGGTGCGACTTTGTTAGTTACGATCCGCGACTGCCCGAAGATTTGCAGTTGTTTGTGCATAGGTTTGACCGCGATGACAAGCGCATTGCGGAGATTGAAGCAGCAGTGACGCAGTTCCTGTCCGAAGTAGATGAAATAATTGACAACATAAGGAAGAAATGATGGCTTACATACCAAAACCTGGCTCGTTCACGCTGTTCAAGAACTTGAAGAAAGAAGCAGACAATCATCCCGACTATCGTGGCGATGGACTGGACATGAACGGCGAACCTGTATGGGTATCAGCTTGGATTCGTGAGGGCGCAAAAGGCAAGTTCATGTCTTGCAGTATGCAGCACAAGAACAAAGACCAGCCCAAGCAAAAGAAAGTTGGCGATATGTCGGACTTAGATAACGACATCCCTTTTTAAGGAACAACAATGGACTACGATTATTTCGGAAAAATTCGTGAATGGGCAAATGATCGCAACCTCGTCAAAGGTAGCACTCTGCAAGCGCAAGTGGTCAAGCTGCTTGAGGAATCCGGCGAGCTTGCTGCTGGCGTTGCTCGCAATGACATAGACCGAATCGTTGATTCAATTGGCGACATTATGGTGGTGTTGACCATCATTGCCGCGCAGATTGATATGCCAGTCGAAGAATGCCTTGATCTTGTGTGGCAAGAAATCCGCTACCGCAAAGGCAAAATGGTTGATGGCATCTTTGTGAAAGAAAACGACAATGGATGAAGAAGCTCAAACCATAGCTTGCACACAGTTGCTTGCAAACGTCGTAAGCCTTGCGGTACTTGATGCGTGTCTTAAGCCTGTCAAACGCAAAGGCCCGGAACGGCATAAGGTCGAAGTCGCACAAGACAAAGCCATCGATGCAATGATGTTTCTAATGGAAGGCGCACAGCACTACGTTGAAATGATCGGCATGGATGGCGAGCGGTTCAAGAAACAACTGATAAAAGCAATGTGGGACGAATCGCCAAACTATTTCACCAACACCATCACCGCAGAGCAGCGCCGCAATTTTCGTTTCAATCTTTACTTTTGGCAAAACAACCCTGCTCGACGCAGGTTTTTACCGGAGGACGACGATGAGAATAGCTGACGCAATCAACTGGCTGATGACTTACGACGCATTGCAGCCCGATCTGATAGACGTATCGAATTGGAAGCCACACGATCCGCGTCGATACGATGAAAAACGCAAAGGCTGCATTCAATACCTGCGGGAACGTAATCTCTACATCCTTGACGGCAAATTCACGCCTACCAAAGCCTCACACACCGACATAACCGTCATCTTCAACCGCGCCCGACAGCAGCAGGGCGAAACATTGATACAGGTGGCAAAATGAAAACTTTACTTTGCTTTGCAGTCATCATTCTTAGCGGCTGTGCATCAATGCAAACCGCCAGCACTACCGTTCCCGAAGCTGTGTCTAGCCTACAAGTGGAAAAGGAAGTCCCACCGCTGTCTAGGCTGGAAGTTATCAACGGCATCGGCGAGTGCGAAAAAGCGGGTATGCGCCCCGTAGTCATCAGCACGAAGCGCAAGGTCAATAATCAGCTTGTTCCGTCTGTGGTGGATGTAACGTGCCTGCCCAAGCTCTGAAACCCCGCGCCCGTCAGATCATCGCTGCCATGCGTGAAGTATTAGCCCGCGACCTTGAAATGACCGGTTTCAACATAGCCGAAGTCTTGAATGAGGATGTGGGAACAATTGGCAGTTATCTCAACGGCATGGCAAAGGATGGCTTAGTGTTTCGCATGGGTCTTAGGCTGCAATACAACGGCAAAACACGGACGAAGCATATGCTGTGGCGGCTCAATCACAAACTAATCAGGGAATTGGAAAATGGGTCAACCGCGACGATGGAGGCTGGAGGGGCATCCAGCGCAATGCTCCAAGTGCAAAGCAATCAAGGAATCAGACCAGTTCAATTTGACAAAATACGGGACGCTCTCGTCTTGGTGCAAAGAGTGTCACCGCGTGCTGTGCCGTGAAAACTATCACAAGGGGAAAACATGATCTTTTTCGGTGGCTTATTTATGGTTGCAGTATCGTTTGGCGTGTTCGTGATGTTTGCTGATCCTATCAACGACAAACGCTTGTGGCTTGAGGATGCGTGTGCTGCTGCGATGATGATGGGAGTCGGAATAGCGATTATTGGCGCTTTAACTTGGATTGGACAGTTTCTATGAAAGACTATTCAGAAAGTATCCTTGAAGTGGACAGGATTCGCAAAGCCATTCACACCGCTGCATTGTCTCAACAATGGTGGAAAGCCGATGCGCTTACCAATGATTTGCTCGTGGCGGTTTCGGAATTGAAAGTCGATCTCTACAAACGCAAAAGGGAAACTGATGGAAAACTATGAGCGTTGCAAAGTTTGTGATGTGGCTTTCAAGACGGGCGACAAGGTCATGTGGTGCAAGGTCAAAACTTGCCCTGAAACTGAACAGCGGGAAATGAGTGAACAGCAATACCGCTGGATCATGCACAAAAAAGCCGCGCCTCGTCAGTTCGACGCTTGACCAATCCTGGCAGGACTTTACCCCCTGCCTTGGTGAACTTCATGAATTCAGCCGCAGCAGCTTCATAATCCCGGCGCAGCACCTTCTGACGGAGGGTGCTGCGCTGTAGTGTTCCCAAACCAAGATTAAAAGCAAAACAGACAAGAGCATCGAATTTAGATTGAGCAAGTTCGCCGCAATACTGGGTAACGCCGCGCTCAAATCGCTCAAGATCGCTTGCAAGAATTGCATCCACTTCCTCCTTGCTCCACACCCGATTATCTGCGGGATGTAAGTCTACTTTCAGCCGGTCAGCCATTGTCAGTTTCGCATGGTCAGGATACATGACATGGCCTACCCCAACCGTCCACAAGTTTGCAGGGCATCGATAAGGCTTGTATCTTACGCCCTCATGGTGTGCAATCATCTTGATGCACAGCGGCGAGACTTTCATCGCTTGAATGCCTGCCCGCCAAAGTAGAAAGCAATGATGCTGCTGAAAATGATCTGCGAATCATCATCCCATAAGTTATTCAGCGCCACATCAAACGCTACGCCCGTTTTGAAGGCATACAGGAAGCCAAACACATCCACAAACACCAGCAGCAGGAACATCCCATAGGCGATGCCAGGACGCACCATAGCGCGAGCATTGATTACCCATTGACTTGCACCCCTTGCGCTGTCGGTGTCGTGCTGTAACAGCGCCACCTTTTCGGTTACGGCTATTTGCTGCGACTGGACGGCTAATTCCTCTGTTCGACTCTGCGCCTGCACCCTGATCTGTTCGGTCTTGATTTCCTCGATCTGTTTCTCAATCTCAAAACCGGCTTTCCTAAGTTCCAATTCCCGTTCAATCTGCATCTGCGCCAAAGCAAGTTCATGTTTCTTGTCGGCGCGGTCTTGGAAGAACGACAGTATCGACGGCAACCCGCCCATGAGGAACGAAAGCGAACTTGAGATAAGAGATAGCATTTTTCAGCCCTTAAAGTAAATGGCAACACCAACCGTAATACAGCCGATCAACACGAATACGACAATCCCCGCCATCATCAGCAGTTCTTCTTGTTCTTGTTTTTTCCTGTCGGCGCGGTCTTTAGCTAACCTGGCTTTGCGGATAGCCTCCCTAGCGGCTTCATCTTGTTCCCCAACAATACGTTGCCGCTCGGCGCATAGTTCGTGGTATAGGTCTAGCTCGCCCTTGAGCGTGAACATATCGCGCAGTTCTTGCTCAAATTCGCGCATTTGCTTGCGCTGCATGACGATGGTAAAAGCCTGTGATAGCGCCGATTCATGCTGTTCGGCTTCCTTCGGATCGTCAGGCTTTGGTGCTGCCTTTGCCGCTTCGACTTGCTTGGCGGCTTTCTCTATCTGACCTTGCGCGGTAAAGAATTGGGACAGTTCTCCGTAGCAATCACGGATTTCCTTGCCCATGTTGATCGCCTCTTTGACAAAGGCAACCGAAGTCTTAGCTACAGCAAACGCCGCTCCAATCGTTACGGGGTCGATCATTCATTTAGCCCCCTGTTTTTGTTACCAAGTGCAGCAACAAAAGAATGATAGCGCCAGCACACGCCAGCAGAATTGATTCAAGGCGTTTAATGCGAAGGATAGATTCTTTCCACCGCTCCGCGCAAACGGCTTCATGGGTCATAAACCGCGATTCAATATCAGGTTGCATTTATTAA